TCCTCTTCCAAAATCTTTGAAACCGCAAAACTACGCTTATCAGCATTAGAATGCAATAATTTACCATCATCATTTTTCATAACTGACACTTGGTATTCAACCTTTTTTTTAATCCCTAAAGTTTCCATTTTTTTACCTCTCGTGTGTGTTTTCACACTTTTCAATACTTATTACGCATAGGTAATATATAAATGTTTGCTTTCTGGTATGGTAAAACCTATACTAACAAAAAAAAGTGTAAAAAAACACAATCACTTAACAGAAACATACTTTTTCTCAGCCATATAACCCAAATACGCACTAAAAAAGTCCTCATAACAATAATTTAATCTTTTATAATAATTATACTTCTTAAAAACTTCGTCGTCAGTAACACGATTATAATAGTACTCATCTAGAACATTTTGCATCTCATATCTTATTTCTGGCGGCGTTTCTCTAGACATTGTACACCTTATCAAGAACTTCAGCATCTGCAACATAATTTTTCATTCTACCACAATCTGCACAATGCCAAGACTCACTATACTTATTCCAACACTCGTTCTCACATCCACAAAACACACACTTAGTCTTCACTTCTTACCCTCATACTCTATATGCATTAAATCATTATCAAAAAAAGCACTAAAAAAATACATTGTTCTCCTCTCGAGACCAAGCTTATCCTGAATCAAATAAACATTCCTCTTATACTTTTTAATCTGCTTATTCTTTTTTTTAATAGAAGCCCTACTATAATGACCTTTAACCTCAACAGTTAAATCAAAAGAAGAATAAATACCAACATAGTCAAGCTCTAGAACAGTTCTTCTTTTATTATTAATTTGAACATTAGTGTATATTCCTTTATAATCTTTAAACATTGGACACTTATTAATCCAGTATTCTAACCTACTTATTTGTTCTTTCTCATTCATTTTAATATTGGTTTAAATAAATCAGCATATTTATCTACGAATCCAACATAATCCGTTCTTGAAATCCACATCATTTTCAATAAGTTTTATCAAAACTAAACCTTAAACTATAATACTTCTTATCCTCTTCAACCACCGTACTAAGACTAGTATAAATTTTGTAATTACCAGTAGTAGCATGATTATACTTCTTCTGAGCAATTAACAAATCTTTTTTATCTTCAGAATTAATAACGAGTTCAGTACTATCAGGAAACTCATTCATATAAAACTTGTTAACAATTTCTCCAATATTCATCCTAAACTCACCCGTATACTCCTCTCTAAACCACCAAGTTTTAGTTTAGGACTGCCAACTCTTGCAGGTTCCATATTCATAATGTGAGCGTAACCACCCCAATGCTTCAAGTAACTACCAGTCAAAATATAATGCTTCTGAGCTTCAACAATAATCCTTTTCCTCTTATCAACCTCGTAATAATTCTGCACATGATGAGAAAGTTGGTGAACGTGACCAGCAGCATAAATGTCAACATCAATCATTGACTGCATCTTAATAACATTAGCAATCTTTGTATGAGGCATTCTAGCACCCGAGTTTCCATGCGTAGTGTACAAAGTGTATGTTTGTTTTCCTATTCTAAACATTGTTACTGCACCAACACCCAAATACGTAACATTAAGCATCATGCTAAGAATCTTAGACAAATTAGTTCCACTATGTTTGTAAACTCTAGCCTCATGATTACCCACATGGTTTCCAAGTATTAAACCTTCATGAGCCAAATCCTTATACAATCCAACACACTTCTCCAACTGCTCCTGAACAATCTGGTCCTGCTCAAACACTCCAGCACCAACACTAGTCTTAGTAGCAGTCTCTAACTCATCACCCATCAAAATAATAGGAATACTATTCTCTAAACACCACTCAATATTTTTTTTATGAGAATACTCATCATACAAATTAGACCCAATATGTTCATCACCCATCAACACAATAGTTTGTTTATCAACATCGAACTTGTGAAAGTTTACCTTGACACCCATATTAGAATTAGCAATAATGTTTTCCCAAGAGTTTTTGTTATCAACATTGTTTTGTATTGTCATTTTACTTTTTTAATATTTTTTGTATTTTATTAAACAAGCTTTTCAATTCTTTTTGACTCAGTTCACCATTTTTGTCAGTGTCCGCAAAGTTCCATAATAGGTTTGCACCCCAAATCAATAAAAGTTTTCCAAATTTAACCATTAATTCTTTCCACATTTTAGCATTCTCCATACTTTTGATAAATACTTTCTTCTTTAACAGTTCCAGGCATTAAATTTATTAAAATTTTAGCTGATTTTGATAAATTATAATATGCTTTTTTCCATTTTTCACCAACCACTTCAGATTCCATATGTTCTGCACAACTTTTTATAGCTTTTAAATGTTCAACATCTAAAGGTATATGTATTTTTTTTATTTTAGTCATTTTATTTTTGCCTCCATATTTTTAAGTTAAAAATATTTTCTTTTTCTTTTTAAACATAAACTAAAACACAATCCTAAAAGGACTAACCTAATAATCCTATTTTCAAAACTCATAAAGTTTATTTCTATGAGAGATATTCCAAAAAAGTTTTTTTTAATATCTTTCCACTGATTATAAAATTCTATTTTAATCATTCCAATCATCCTCCAATAAAGGTATTACGTTTTCACAGGGTCTGTGTGGTAAAGCGTTCAACCTATCCGCTTCTTCCAAAACCAACAGGTTCCTTTTCTTTATACTCATAAGTGATACTTCCTTCTTCTGTTTTATAAAATGTTACTTGATAATTGTTAGCATGCAAAAAGTTAATATGGTGTTCAATATCATCACAGTTATGATATAGTTTTGTGTACTCAGTAATTTCTTGTAAATAACTTTTTTGTACTAGCATTAAACTGTGTGTGAACTCTTGTTCTGTTATTTCTTCAAGCTTTTCTTCTGGTTCTTCAATCATTTTAATACATACTCTTGTTCTTCATTAAAAAAGTGTATAACATCAGTGTAAACGCTTTTAGCAATATTTCTTTCACTACTTATTATTTTGTATGCTCTTTCAGGAGCAAACGTTGATTCTAAGTGCAAGAATTGTTCTCCGTTCCACCATTGTATTACTGCGTGACCACAACTGCCAATAATTTTTATGTCAGCCCTAAACAAGTTAGTAGTATCGTAACCAAAGTGTAACAGCGATGTAACTAAACACCCATAAATAAACGCTGAATAGTCATCACAATCACCCTCGTCACCATTAACGTAGTAACTGAACGCTTCTTGCGGTGTCAACCAATACTCTTCAGTTCCAAAACTTTCTTGGTCTGTATCGTAATTGTCATTATCGCTTTGCAAGTACTTTCTAGCTATCAAATAAGTTTTAATAATTAACTCTTTTTCAGAAGCGTATTTTTCCTTTAATCCTTTCCCTATAAGGAAGCTTAAATACTTACCTTGATATTCACCATCATTAGAAAAAGAATCTAAGGAGTGCCTTAAAAACGTGTTTTTTGTAGGCTTCCATTTATACATAATATCTTTAGGTTTTAACACATCACTTAATAATAAAGTCTTTTTGTGTTTAACTAAATCTTTAATCTCTAATTCTAATTCATCAACAAGCTCTTGTTCGTTACCCAAACTAATATTCAGCTTAATATTCAAACATTCAACATTACTAAGTTTTATACGTAACTTTTCAATATCATCAAGTAATGATTGATTATCGCTTTCAATAAAAAGTTTCCAAAGTTTTTGAAACACATTCACTTTCATCCACCTTTAAATAATTGAACAGCATAACTACTAATAGTAGGAGTCGCATCATCATTCGTAGTTACCAAATTGAATCTTAAAACCAAATCGGTATCATCATTATCCAAAGCTAAAACGCTTCTCAAACTTTGACCACTAACATCGTAAACGCTTCCACCATCAGTACTAACATCAACAGTTATAGACGTGTCAGTTGGCGTTGTTGTTTCAGCATTAACCAAACAACTAGCAATATTAGACGCCTTAGTGGAACTAGTAGTTAATAAAATACTATTACTATAAACTATTGAAGTAAAAGTAACCCAATCAGTAGTGGGTGTAACTTGACTAGTATGGTCAAATATTGTTCCATCATAAGCTGCGGCAGCAGTCACATTAATATTATCGGTAACTTCAATTCTAACAGTAACAGTATCACCATCTGCAAAAATAGCACTATAATCTGAAAACACAAAAGTAGATGTTACGGTTTCAGCACCACCTGCAGCACCCGAATCGGTCGCAACAGTTCCAGTTCCACTTATAGCAATAGTAACATCCCAAGTACAATTTCCGTTTGTAACAAATTTTACTTGGTTAATATAAGATAATTGGTTAACAGTTAAAGTAACAGTATGGTCTGTGTCTGTCGTGGATGTTCCTCCTGCCGTTTCTGTTTCAGTAGTTCCACCATCTTGACAAGTATAATAATCATTAGTAGCATCATACAAAGCAGTTGAGCTACCAGTGTTTAAAGTATTATTATAACCACCACTATCACTAAACACGTCAACTTGAGCATTAGTCCTAGTAATATCTGTAACAGTAGCATCAGCACTAACTTTTGTAGCTTGAATCATTGTTTCAGTAGCAGCAATAGTGTTACTTACAACACTACCAAAAGTATCATTCATATCAGCACTAGCAGGGTTTTCACTAGTCCAATTAGCATTATCCCCATTTAATCTATTTGTCATTTTTTATACCTCACACAATTTTATCTGTAATATTAAAAGCGAACTCGTCACCCGAACCTTTACTTTCAGCCGTGAACACGTCATGCGTAATCATTATATTAACAGTGTCTTTAGTGAAAACACCAACTTCTGAAATGTCAAACCCGTTAGCTTGAGTAACCGCAATTTTTATACGAGTAGTCACAGTCTTATCAGTAGTGTTAAAACTAGGAAAACCAGATTCCAACGTTTTCAACAAGTCAGAATCCTCATAAGTTCTAAGCAAATCATAAACAATATCAGCAGTAGCATCCGTAGCAGCAGTAAACTCGTCAGTAGCATTATTCGTAGTAACCTCTATAATAAAAGTATCAATACTTCCAGTCACAGTACCCGTTTCAGTCAAATCAGCAACAGTATCAGGAAAACTGTAAACCCAATTCCAACCAACCACTAAGTCACTAGCCTCTTTTGTAATACTGTAATAATTACTAGAATCGCTTCCAAGCTTTATTTCTAAACAAGTACCAGAACTAACAAACTTTGCAAGAGCGGCAGCGTCAAGAACGTAAAACCACAAAGCAACATACTTAGTGCCAGTAATAACTGTTCCTGCACTACTCAAATCGGCAATAGTCCAAATAGCCGTAGCATTAGTATCATTTTTAATCAAGTTTTGAGCAGTAACATCAACAACTCCAGCACCAGGTTTATAACGAACAACATTATCAGTACTATTATCTCCACCATCTGAACCAGTAAAAATGTTATCACCATCATCATTAACGGTTCCAGCAGTAATCGGAATAGGAATCTCCATACCCGTATCAGTAACTACAGGCGTGGTTAATCCAATACCGACTTTCATATAATAAACTTCATCATAATCACTAGTACCCTTATACGCTCTGTTAAGTAACCAATTCTTTCCATTATTTGTAACTACTTCACCATTTGCCATAAATATCAACCTCTAATAATCTGTATTAACAAAATCTTCCCACGCATCACCCTGCCAATCAAACAAGTGAACACCATCATCAAACTCTGAATCAGGATCATCAAAAATGAAACTAAGACCTTTATCCCTTTTTTCTCCAGTAACATTATCTCTTTCATAACTAATATTATGAAACAATTGAATAAGCTGACGAATAATTTCGTTGAAATCACTACCAGTACCCTTCAAATCGTTAAGCCTTTCATTAATACTATCCAACAACTCTCTAGGCTTAAAACGAGGAATACCAATATCAACAACATCATACTCTAAACCATACTTCATTTTAACCCTTTCAACAATATAAAAACCATTAAAATCAGTATTACTAGCATCAACAACTTGAACACGCATTCCTGGACGAACATCTCTTTCAGTAACAAAAGCAGTAGTACTACTAATAGGTGTTCCAAGAGCATTCAAAAATTGTGACAAACGATTTTCTGCATCATCAACAGTGAAAATATCTTCAAACCTAAAACTTTCTTCTTGCTCCAAATCATAAGTATCAATACTACTACTATTTTTTCCACTAACACTACTCAAAATTTTATGAGAATAATTCATAGAAATAACTTCTCCGATTGCTGGAGCCGTAACAAACGTGTAACTCTTTTTATCAACATCAACAGTGTAATCATAAGTTTCTGTGACACCACTAATACCCCTAACTTGTTGAGTCCCATCAATATCACAATTAGTAACAATAGGAGTATAACCAAAAAAGAAAGTTGTTGTAATACCATTACCAGTCTCGCTCAAAACTTCTGTGTCTTCTTCAAAAAAACCCTCAATAGTAATATTGTTTCTAACAGGTTCAAAATTGCTTGACCACTTTAAATAATTAACAACATTAGTTCCAACAGTCAAAACCGTTTCGTAATCAACATAGCCTTTAGGTTCTAAACGAATCCACTCCTCATCATAATCTTCATAAAAAAACCAATTAAGAACAACAGCAATACTATTAAGCCTATTCAAATAAGTTTTTTTATTACTAATAAACTTGTCAGCAGTAATGCTTCCCGTACCTGTTCCACTAGCAACAACGCTAGGAGTTAATCCTGCTCTAGTAATAATATCGCTAAAAATGGCACTATACTCTCCAGCTTCAGTATCAGTATTTTTATCATAACTAATAGTTAAAAGTTTATATTTTAAAGCATGCAAGTGGTTACGACACAAAACCTTATAAGAATTGTTTTCAAACTTTACTTCTTTAACGTTACCACGAAAAATGTACTTATCCGTAGAAGTAGTTTCTCCACGACTTATAATAACGCTTTGACCAACCAAAGGAGTTTTAACATCAACAACACTTTCACTAAGAACAATAGTGCAACCATCACCCTCATTATTTAAACGAGTATGTTCAACTTCTGTACCATCAATCAAATACCCACTACCATCAAGTATTGGGTCTCCAACTTCTACACTATCCAACAAAAAACTATAATACAAAACCATTTTTATGCTTCTTTTAACATTAAACTCCACAACACCCTATTAGGATCATTAAAACTTCTCACCCAACTCCAATCAACACAATAAACATCGTAAACAGTGCCAAAACTATCCGTATAAACAATATGTTGCTGAATGCTTCCAGTCTCTCCAACACCTCTAACCCAAAACCCTACATCTTGAATAAAAGCTTTAATCTTTAAATCAGGCGTTCCACCAGTCCAACCAGCACCATCATTAGCACCCTGAACCATTATAAGCCTAGTTTTTCCACGAGCATTAACCGCGGTGTTACCAGTAGTATCACTAAACAACAAGTTGAACTCTACAAATTTAACATTAATCTGATTAGTTTCTTTATATACTTGACCAAAGTTTTGGTCTCCTGTAAAAATACTCAAAGTTGGTTTCGCCATTATTCATACCTCTTTACATATCCCAAACCCATTCAGGGAAAACGTTTTCTATCATTTGAATACTAGCAGTGTGTCCGCTAGCAACCTGTTCATCATAATAAGCTTGTTGTGAATGAACCAAATCCATATAAGTAGGATTAATAAAAGTTACTTGTAAACTATCACTAACAAAATTGTTATTAGCATCAGTTCTTCCACCATAAGTTTTTCTTATACTTTCAGCAAGCTTTTCATTCCTTATTTGCAACAAACGATTATACTCAGTCATGTTTCTTTTAGCAAGTTCTTCCTCATCAAGCAAACCAATTAATTGTTGAAGACTTAAATGAAGAGTAGCACCTTGAACATCCAAGTTTTTAATATTCTCAGCCCATTTACCTTTACTAGCTAATACGTTAGCATAAACTTCATCATTAGCATCAAGTATTCCTCTTTCACGAGCTTCACGCATAGTCAAAATATTAACTATTTCTCCAGTACGCTCATTAACTTCAATAACTTTATCTTCGCCATCAATAACAGCTTTTTGAAAATACCCCGTACTACTAACCCCATTAAAAGTTGTTCCACCTGTACGACCAGCCTCATTTATTGCTGCTTGAGTTCCAACAACGGCACCAGCTATTGCAACACCAATACCTGTTAAAACACTACCAATACCGCCAGCGATTCCAGCAGCACCAGCCAAACCACTAAGACTTAACTTACTACTTTTAACAGCGATAGCCGTGCTTTGTTTCATACTCTTCAAAATACTTGTCAACACTTTTAATTCTTTACTATTATTACCGCCCGACTTTTTAACGTTACCAGTAACACGACTAGTATTAATAGTTACTTCAGCCGTAGCAATATTATTTTCCGCCATTTTTTAACCCAACAACATATTTTTTTAGAGAAACACTTTTTTGGTTATTAAACCATTCAACATCTTCTTTATGAAAAATGTCTGCATCATCACTCTTTTTTTCAACCTTTACTTCAGGCTGCAAAATCTTGTAAAACAATAAGTACTCTTTCATCTTTGTTCTTACCAAATTACTATCATCAATAAACAAGTTATCCATTTTTTTATTAGATAAATCTAAAAGTTCATACTCAAAAAGTTGATAAAACAAGTTAATATTAAACGCTTGAGTACCAAAAAAGCTTTTATTAAACACGTCATTCAAAACCTTGTTAGTCAACTTTTTAAAATAAACTTTTCCAAAACTTAAATCAACAAAAAAATCACTCAACTCTTTCTTTTTCCGAAAAAGCTTTAACAAACTCATACAGTCCACCACTCAATAGGAACATTACCCAGACCTTTTCTAGCAGTGCCTCTAAATGTTAATAATACTAAGTCACCACCTAAACTAATACTTTTACTAATACTATCAATACTACACTCATCAAGCTGAATATTACCATAATTACTACCATTAACAAACTCTATCTCAAACTCTAAACTACTAGTAGGACTAATACTAACACTACCATCTTCAGGAGTGTAAACACCTGTATTAACATAACCATAAAAATCATTAATAATAGTTGTTTTCAAACCATTAGCCATAATAATACCAACCTCAAAAGTGTAACCACGAGGAGCACCAAGCTTAGGAATACCAATAAAACGACCATCTAAACCACGAGTATCCGTATTCAACTTGTTATCATAATTCAAAGTAAAACTTCTAACACCACTCAAAGCACTAGGACTAGCACCCCACTTCCAAGTACCATTAATCATGACAAAAGCACTATTAGTATTAGGAGTATAAGTTTCTCCACTACTACGAAAACCACTCTTTTGAGCAACAAAGTTTCCACTAAACTCAAGCTTTCCACCAATTTCTCCACTCAAACTAAAATCTTTACCAACACAACCCCAACCAAAATCTGAACTATCACTATCGCTACCATCATCATTCAACATTTCAATACTGAAAGGTTGCAAGTGACTACTACTAACACTGAGAGCTGTAGCTTCAGTAAGCTTGTAATGGTCTCCGCTCGTACCAGCACCACTCTTTGGACCAATCCAGTGTTTTAACATATCAAAATCTACAACACTAAAAACAACATTACCATTAGCATCAAAAGGACCATAAGTTGTGCTAACAGCATTCAACCCTTCTCCTAATCCTGCATCATAAATAAAATTGTTCTCAGCTTCAATACTTGCACTTTGAACACGAATAGCTTCACTCCAAGAACCAGCTTCGGTTCCGTAAGCACTATCTTCTGTACCATATTGTATTTTTGTGAACATACTTCCTTGACTCATTTTAACTAATTACCTCAACATTTAATGGAGCACTTAACTCCAACACTTTCGTAAAAACTTTTGTACCCCTAAAAGGTTCATTAATCATTGGACCAACACTAATAGGAGTAACATAACGAACATAAAAAAAACTTTTTTTGTTCACCAATATGCTTTGTCTAATACTTTTCATCATATCCATCGTTTGCTCTTTACCAATACCATAAACATAAACACTTATTAAAATACCACTAATATTACTAGAACCACTCAAATCGTTATCGTCAGTAACAATGCTTGTAATATCAACACTAATACGAGGATAACTACTAATTTTTAATTCTGTTTTAGGAAAATCAGGAAATATTTTGTCTGTAGCTCCAGTATCATAACCAATAGTGTAAGCACCAGTTTGTGCTGCAACAAAACTTATAACTCCCGTATCATAAGCAACAGTGTAATTAGTTTTTAGTTTAAGAGTTACTCCACCAACAACGATACTACGAACATTCTTAACAAGAGTCGGACTAGTAGCCAACGTGTGAGAACTTGCAGCACTAAAAGTTCCAGTATCACTCTGAGTAGTAACACCCCTTTGAGTAATAGTTAAAACATCTTGATTCCTTAAAAACACTACGAACTCTTGTTTAATAAGTTCTTCATCTAACAAATTTGTTATAGTCATACTTCCACCTCTTGTAAGTGTAGTTCAGCGTTTTGTTGAACAATCTTTTTAAATTTTGAAAAAAACACAGGTCTAATAAATGGTTGAGGAGTCATTCCTTTAACACTCTTAGCAAAAACCGTTTTATTACCAATACTAAACTTTAAAGCTTTAGCCTCTTTAGGAGTAATAGGTCTTTTCAAAGGACCATAAATGCCAGTACCATACTCTAAATACAAAGCGTACTCAGGCATGTAAACAACTATTTTATTACCATTAGCTTCAACCCTAATATGTTGTTTTAAGTTACCAGTATCAACAGGACAAGCAATTACTAACTCAGTGTTCAAATCGTTAGCGATTCCAGCAATAAACTTTTCAAAACCAACTATTTCGCTCATATTAAAAACCACCAACTAGAAGAAAATTTAATAAACATTAATTTAACACTCATTCTTTAACCTCCAGGTTTTCAATTTATACTCTATTCTGAGAGTTTAAGAGTTCAAGAACAATCTTGCAACCCTATAAAAAAATATTTTTCCAAGCCGTCTAGGAACAACCTTTTCAACACGATAAGTTTCTGAATCATAAGTTACCTTATCATCCTTATTAATATCAACACCTGATTTAACAAGCAAAACCGCATCAGCACCCTGAAACAAACCTTCATTATCCTGACTCCAATCACTTTCTTTACGAAAAAAAGGACCTTGAATAGTAACGCTACTAGCATCACTCAAAACTTCATCACCACTAATGTTTTTAATAGTCTTAGTAACAACAACGAAAGCCAAGTTTTTACTGAAAGCGTCAATCATTTTTTCAAAAGGACGATTAGTAATACCTAGTTTGAAAACGTGTGTTGTTACCATATTACTCTTTTTGATTAACTTATTATTTAAAGTGTTGCCTAAGAAACAAAAATATCCATCTTTCTTCCAACACTATCAAGCAAACTATTTTTTCTAGCTTCTAACTGGTTAACAGCCTCACGAACATTAACGTAAACCTGACCAACACTAACACTTCCCTCAGGAAGAGTATACACACTAGGCGTGTCAAAACTTCCTCCAGTAATCCTAACAAAAACAACTATTCCTGCAACCACACTAGTAAGTTCTTCAACACTAGTAGGAACACTAGAGTAACCATGACTATAATCTATACGCACATTGTTTCTTCCTCTAGGAAAACGATAATCATTAACAATAATTTCTGAACCATCAATTCTTACTTTGAATAAAGGAACATTATAACTAAAAACGCTATCCTGGTCCATATAAACATTATCTATTTTTGCTTCAGTACTATAAGTTGTGTTTGCAACAACTCGTATAAAGTATAAAGAGTCACTATCATTAACACTTGTTTTACTCCAAGAATCAAGACTATCCCAACTAAGCTTTCCACTAGACTCAATATCGAGAACTCCCGTAACGCTTTCTGTGGGTGTGAGAGCAGTCCAAGCACTACCATTCCAATACTCAATCGTGTTAGTACCAGTAGTAACTCCTTCAGTAAAAAGGTTTATTGTTAACCCTAAAAACTTGTAAATGCTTCCAACATACAAGTAATCACCATTAGCAGTAGTGCTTCCAAAAGGTTTAAAACTCGTACCTTCAAAACTGTTAGCTTCACTAGTATTATTCGCGTAAGAACTAAGAGTACTATCATAACTTTGAACACTTCCAAGACCAACATTTGTAGCTAAAACGCTAACACGAGTAACATTAAGTATTCCTTTTTTGCTAAGAACAAACCTGTCAGGCTCATCCCAATCATTAGCGTAAGGGTAATCAGTAGTAGGATATTGAAAATTTGCTTGACCATCAAACAATTCATAATCATCAGAACCAGTACCCCAATAGTTGCCAGTAAGTTTATCAACTTCTGCTTCAGCCAAACTAATAATGTAAGCCAATTCTGAATCACTAATGTCTTTAGAATAAGAATAATCAGCAAACAAAACGTTAGTCGAAAGAGCTGTGACACCAGCACTTGTTAACTCTATTGTTCCACCATCTTTACTCATAACATAATGAGTTGTTTCTGTAAGCTCTGTGAAAGAGTTATCACTAGTTCCAGAACTATATTTAAGAGTGTAAGAGCTAGCAAGCACTTGACCATTATCTAAATCAAAACTTGTAGCACTACTAGTGCCTGTTCCAACATTTTCGTTAACAACCAAAATGCTAAGTCCAACAGTTTCAGCAACTTTTAAAGTTGTAGTATAAGTATTACTAACACTATCGGTTCCGCCAAGAGTGAAATAATTAAGAGTGATATTTTGGTTATCCCAAACACGATTAATAAATGTTAAAACACTATTAGACAAAGTATAATCAACACTATATTGAAGTGCAGCATTAGATATTATAATATTAAAACCACCAATTATTGCAGGAGTATTATCTAAACTATAAGTTCTATTAGCATCACCATCACTACCTGTCAAGCTCGCACCTGTTATATCTTCATGTCTTATCGTATTCACCATTTTTTTGTACCTCTTAATTTATTAACTTTTTTAAAATACTAATTATTTTGCTTTTTTTCCAACTTGCTTTTATTTCTGTTTCGTAACCTATTTTTGCTGCAAAATCGTTAAGTTCATCTTTTGTCATGTTTTCAAGAACTATTTCTTCAACAGGTTCATTAACTACAAGTTCTTCTTTAACTATTTCTTCAACTATTTCTTTAACAGGTTCATCAACCATTACACTAAACCTTTCATCTTCCAAAAAACCAATACCCAAATCAATAACTTTATTAGATTGAACACTAACAAACTCTTTATCAATTTTAAGGAAAACAACTTTTCCACTCACATTTTTAAACATCATCTTTTTTTACCTCTAAAACATTTATTTTATGAAACCACTAACGAATCCACCAATTAATCCTCCAATCGTTCCAAATATTCCGCCTTTAATTTTGACGGCAATCAAACTCTTTTCCATACTATTAATTCTAGTATCTTGTTCACCATTATGCTTACTAACAACATCAAGCTTATTGCAAATGTCTTCAACTTTTGCTTTCATAAAACCCCTGAACTCTGCTTGACTAACTTTCCAGTTTTGATAATCTTTATCTCCATTAACCATTTTATATAACCCAATTATACTGTGATGAACTATTAATAACAATATTGACACTTGCAGAATCATCAACACTTAACCAATAAGGGTCTTCATAAGCGTTTATTCCAAACTCGTCACTACCAAAACCCCACTTAATAACATCGGTAGGATTATTTTTGTAAGCTTTTATTCTAATATTGTAAGTTGTTCCTTTACTAAACTTGATAGCATACTTAACCTTAACACTCCAAGTTTTGCTCAAATCGATAGTTCTCCAACCCTCACCCCAACTTCGTTGCAAAATAGCTTCTTTTGGTGCAGGGTCAAAATCGAAACCAACACTTCTACCCCAAGGGTCATAACCAGTAGGATAAATAAACACATCCTCTTTCGCAGTGAAACTAACATAAGCATAACAAGGTTCTTCTATTGTTCCAGCACAAACCATGTCACCAGACACACTATTTATTGTTATACAACCTGTCAATGATAAGTATGAAAATATTAAAAAAATGATTGATGTGCTACTAATTCCAACTATTTTAGCCCATTTAATAATTGTTTGAGAATAAATTCTTTTACTCATCCTTTCACCCCAAACCTTGCACCACTAATAGTAAGCCTACCACCATTAACCGTAACTTTACTCATATTAGTAATATTAAACGCTGTGTAAAAAGTATAACCACTTGTTAAAGTAAATTCATTACCTAAAACATCAGTATTTATTGTTGCATTACAATTATTAGTAATAATCCAATCTCCACTTCCACTATAAATACAAGAATTAATAATCTCCATAAATTTATACATTGTAAGATTTAATCCAGCTCCATAAGATTCTTCCCAACCAACTAAAAAAGTCCAATCATTACTGATATAATCTCTCCAATTAAAAGTTGGTATAATCCAATTCAACCTATTATTCAATTTTGATTCTGCCATTAAAGTAAAATCTGTAAAAGAATTATCAGTTCTCCATCTTTGAACTTTCATTGTAGAATTATCACCTTCAACTTCATTAATAATATCAAGTGATGATGTTATAATGTCAATTGCATTACTATCAGGTATTTCAAAAAATGCTCTTGTTCCTACATATAAAGATTCTGAAAATTCACTAGAAGAACCTGGTGGTGTAGAAAATATTTTACTAATATTAATATCCTCTCCCCAAGCAGTTCCATTAAAATATTTAATATAATAATCAAGAACTCCTCCCGTTGAATTAATTAAAGTCCATGAAGTATATAATTTATCATCACTTCCTGTACTAAAACCTCTCATTAAAGGTTGATTTGTAGTTGCACTATAATTTACTATATTACAATATGCTTCTAATTCATCAAAAGTAACTGCTCCGTCAACGTCTACATCTTTGATAAAACTACCATTCATATTAGACCAATTACCACCATCATAAGATTTTATGTAATAATCTCTATTATAATTAGAGTAAGGTAAAGTTTTAAAATTAGGATTAATACCTATAACTAAAGGGTCTGTTTTACTTTGTGCTGGAAAATGATGATAAGCCCAAACATTTGTACCATCATCAACATCTACAATAATTCTACCAACACCATCATATCCTGCAATTAATGGTGTCCAATTAATACCATTTTCAGATTCATAATAAATAATTCTACTATGGTCAGAGGAACTATACCCAAATCTAGCAGTAAAAACAAATTTACCATTATCACCAAAATTAGACTTCCAAGCAAGATGAGGATATGATGTATGACTACCAACTTCTACACCAGACCATGTAGCTGCATCTGTTATAGTTTCTGGAGAATTACTTTTATAAAACATCATTGGAGAATTATGCTGATTAGAACCTGTACCATAAAGCTTCTCGTAACAAACAAGAATATTACCACTATCATCACTAGATATTACTCCCATTCTATGGGTATCTATTACATGTTCCAAAGCATTAGGTAATATATAATCACCACCCATTGTATTAGTATCTAAATCGTAATAAGAAATATGAACATCAATACCATCATTAGAAGGTAGTCCTGAACCATAAGGAGGAGAACTGTAAGTAAAATAAGAACGATTATATACACCATAATAATTATATACAATTGCTTGTTTAAAAACATTATCTATACTACTTGAAGCAGAATTATTAACAACATCTAAAACAGCGTAAGTAAACATTCCATCATCTTTAAAATTCCAAACACTACTATTAGAACTATTATAATTACCATCACCAGCCAAACAATACCAATAATAAGTATCAGTAACAGATAAATCAAGAGTATAATTAAGTGCTGTACCTGTATTATTAGTTCCTAATAAAACTAAATTAGTAGAATCCTTACTACCATAATAATAATAAGTAAGAGGATTACCTAATGTATTTACTGAACCAGAACAATTAAGTAAAGTATATACTGAAGTATCAACACTTGAACTATTTAAAGGACTATTTTGTGTGGGGTCTGTTATAATTGGTCCTATTATTATACTTGTATTTAACCAAGAACTGTTTAATAAACCGTCATTTGCTCTACAATTAAAAGTCCAATTCTCAGTCTCAGAAGTCAAAGAACTACTAAGATTATTAATATTATATTTAATATTTTGTGTGAAACCATCACCTGAATTATTATTATAACCACTAACATTCAAAACTCCATTTTTATACCATTCATAATAATAACTTAAATTATTACCATCAACATCACTAGCGTTACAATAACCTAATAAGTCATCAGTAAAACTTACGATTACAGGTAAAATATTAACTGTATTCATAATAGGAGAATCACCAGTATAATTAAACTGCCAAATACTAGTATTAGAAGAATTATAAATTCCAGCATTAGCTAAACACTTCCAGTAATAAGTTTGACCAGTTATTAATCCAGTCCAATTATAAGCAGTTGAAGTATCATTTACACCAAGTAAAGTTTCTCCAGTAGAATTATCTCCAAAATAGTAATAAACAATTGCATCACCATCTTCATCTATTGAACCAGAACAATTCAACAAAGTAAAATTAATATCAATATTTGAATCATTCACAGGACTATTCTGAGTAGGAATAGATGGGGGAGAATTCTTAATAGTCAAAACATTACTTATAACAGCAATTCCACTATATGTACTATTAACAGGTGTAACTGAAACAGTCCAATTATCTCCCTTAACAGTCTCCTCAGAAACAATAGTTTGCAAAGAATGATTAGCCAAACCAGCCTGATAAGAAACATTAATCTGCTCAGGACTTAAAGAATAATTATAAATTTTAAATTCATCGACCAACCCAGTATAAAAAAGACTTGTTGCTTGTGTGCCCACTCCTATTCTTGGGTTTTGAGCATTAGTAATAGTTCCACCAATACTTCCAGGTGTTCCTACAGAACCATCAAC